GGCCTTCGAGCGCAACGATTTCGGGGAACTGAAGTCACGCGCCACCGATCCGTTCGCGACCTACCTCGACCCCGACGGGCAGACCTACGATCTGAACGAGACGTGCGGCTACATCATCGAGTCCAAGATGGCGTGCCTGGACGAGATCGAATTCTGCTACGGCCAGGCGGTCCGGAAGGAAGTCGAGCCCTTCGCGAACGGACGCACCCCGATCGCGGCTTACGCGCCCTACCAGCCGACCGAAGAGATTTCGCCTATTCGGCGCTTCGGCAATACCGAGGACATCGGCTCGGAGTGGTGGGACAACATCTACAACCAGCTGGGCGGCTTTTACGATCCGCTGCGCAAATCGCTGCGCATCATGGATTTCCAGCATTGGGTGAAGAAGCCGGCCAAGGTCTTCATCGACCTTGAGACCGGCGACCGCTCCGAGATCCCCGACGATTGGGGGCAGGAGAGGGTCGCCAAGGTCATGTGGTGGGCCGAGCAGAACGCGGTCCCGCTCTACATCGATAGCCGCACCATCCGGAAACTGAGGTGGACGACGCTCATCGGCGACGTGATCGTTTACGATCAGTGGTCGCCCTATAAGACGTTCACCCAGACCGGCTACTTCCCGTATTTCCGCCGCGGTGTGACGCGGGGCGCGATCGAGGATTTGATCGACCCCCAGCGCGAGATCAACAAGCGCCGGTCCACCCGCATCGACACGCTCATGCGCGTCGCGCACTCGGGCTGGAAGTACCACGAGTCATCGCTCGACCCCGATCAGGAGCAAAAGCTCTTGAACCACGGCGGCGAGCCCGGCTTCGCGATGAAGTGGAAGGGCACGGTCGAGCCCAAGAAGATCGAGCCCTCGGCCACACCAGGGGGCTTGCGCGATGCCGAGAAGGACGCGACCGACGACATGAAGGAAGTCGCCGGCATCAACGACGCGGCCCTGGGCGAGCTCGACATCGGCCAATCGGGCAGGGCGATCGAGGCGCGGCAGCGTCAGACCGTCGTCGGTGTGCAGATTTACCTCACCAATTTCTCGCGCACGAAGGAACTGCAGGGCGTGAAGTGGCTGGAGATTTTCCAGAACCACTACACCGAGCAGCGCTTGCTCCGGATCATGGGCGAGAGCGGGCAGCAGCAGCAATTGATCATCAACCAGCGCGTCACCGATCCCGTGACGAACGCTTCGCGCATCATCAACGACCTGACCATCGGCCGTTACGAGATCGCGGTCGACGAGACGCCGCTCGCTGCGACCTTTGCATCCGCACAGTTCGAAGAGATGCTGATGATCTTGGAGAAGCTCGGGCCCATCGGCCAGGCGCTCGCCGGCATGCGCCCCGATCTCATCATCGACCTCTCGTCGCTCCCGCGCAAAGACGAATGGAAGGCGGCGCTCCTGCAAGCCGTTTCGAGCGTCAACGCCGTTCCCCAAGGACCGCAGGCGCCCGGGCCCCAGCCTCCCTCGGGCCCGCCGCCAGGGCAAGCAGCGATTCCTCCACCGCCCGCTGCGGCGCCTGCGGGCTTGCCGCCACCTCAACAAAACGTCGTTCCCATGAGGCAAGCCAGTGCATAGGCTCGATGACAACACGCTCGTAACGCCGTTTCTGTTGAAGCGGTTCCAGGCGGAAGCGGAGTTCGGCGGCGCCGACGGCGCGCACTTCGCCGTGCTGCAGCGCTCGAACAGCGACATCCTCGTGCACAACACGTGCGGACCGGAATGCGGCCCGAATGCGCGGATGCTCGCGGTCGATGTCCTGACGGGCCTCAATGAGAAGCTGAACTTCGGGGGTGCCTGGGTGCTCGTGTTCACGCACTTCAAGCCGCCCATCGGCCCCTTCATGCAGGGCGAATATGAGCGCCTTGTCCTTCTCTGGATCGACGGCGACGGCGACGTGCAGTTGCCCGTCGAATACGAAGGCACCGCCGAGCAAGCGATGGCCGAGATCGGCTTCGACGGCTTCATGAACAACTGCCAAGAGGCGCACGACGGCTGGAAGATCGCGCACGAGATGCTCGACGCGCGGCCGGAAGAGAAGTTCAAGCGCGCGAAGGGCCAGCCAAGGCCGTCGCTGCACTAGCGATTTGGTCAAAGGCGACCGCCATCGCTTCATATTCGATCGCGACCAAGCGCACGGCCCTTGCCATTTCGCGGTCTCGTGAAGCCTGAGCGATCGAGCGTAATTCCGTTGCGCGCTGCCGGTAGCGGCTCGCTGTGTCAGCCTCGTAGCTCATGGCGCATCCCTGGGCTTGGCCGCGCCCACTAGCACAAGCGGCGCATTGCCGATGTTCAAAACAGAACACAACGAAGGACGCTGATGGCGGCTTGCAACAACTGCGACGGCACCGGGATCGTCTGCGAGAACCACGCCAATCGTCCGTGGGCGGGCGATAGCCTCCGCGAGGATGCCTGCGGCTGCGGCGCCGGAATGCCGTGCCCGCGATGCACGCGGCCCGTGCCGCAAGACGGCACGCACTCGATCCTCGAATGCTTCGTGAGCCATCCGCTTCCGAGCGACGCGGTCCACTGATGCCCGAAGGCGGCTGGTACTGGCAGGAACCGAATGAGGGCCCGCGCATCAAGGCCTGGACGGCTCACTACATGCGCAAGGGCTGCACGGACACGAAGGCCGATCGCGTCGCGCACGAGAAGTGCCGTCGCTCGCGGACATGGCCGCCGCGATGAGCAAGGTCAGCGCGAAGCTACGGCGCGCGGAGGGCATGTACCTCCACTGGTGCCCGGCCTGCGAGGAACTTCACCCGCTGCCCGACCGCTGGAAGTTTGATGGCGATCTGAATTCGCCGACGTTCCAGCCGAGCTTCAAACACACGAGCGGCCCGAAGGATAAGCGGGACATCTGCCACTACATCCTGGGCGCCGGCGTCCTGAATTTCTGCGGCGACTGCACGCACGCGATGGCGGGCAAGTCCGTGCCGCTCCCTGATCTGCCGGACTAGTCCGCCACTCTCAGCGCAGAACTAGTCCACCCCCTTCCTACGCCGTCGCCGGGCGAATTCTCGGGCGTCCTCGCGCAGTTGCCGCGCGTCATCGGCAATGCCGTCGCCGGGCTCACGGGCGCCCTCGCAAAATCCAGCGTCAAAGGATTGAAGGCCTATGGACCCTGAAGACACGATCAACACCGCCGTCGCCGAGACTGAAAACGTCGAGGTTCCGGCACCGTCATCGCAACCGGCAACCGCCGCCGATACTCCGCCTACGGACGTCGACGAGCTCGAAGCCTGGAACGCCAAGAGGGCGCTTGAGGCAGAAGAGGCGGGAAAGCCGGAGACACCTGAGAAGCCCGCGGCACCAGCTGCACAAGCAGCGCCGGCCGCAACAAGCGCACCAGCCGAGCCCGACACGACAGGGCAGATGGTGCCGCTCAACCGGCTGAACCAGGAGACCGAAAAGGTCGCGCGCGAACGTGAAGAAAACGCGCGGCTGAAGGGCGAGAACGAAGCGCTCAAACTCATGATTGGAAAGCCTGCGTCTGCTGGGCCCAATGGCGTCCAACCGCCAGTGGTCACACCGGAACAGGAAATCCAGTCGGCGAGGACCGAGCGCGTCAGCCTCGCGGAGAAGTACGACAACGGTGAGATCAGCCTCGCAGACTACCGCAAGGCCGATAACGCCCTCGTCGATAAGGAGCACGCCGCGCGCGAGAGAATTCTCGAAGCGAAGTTTGCTACCCGGCCATCGCCCGCGCCTCAGCCGGCCAACGATCTGTTGCTGGACGAGCGCTCGGCGAAACTGGAGCAAGAGCACGAATACGTAACCATGCTCTCCGCTCCCGATCTTCAATTCCTGCATGTGAAGGCCATCGAGCAGTTGATGGCGGAAGGCGGGAACATCCCGACCGACCGTCCGTACAACGCGCGAGAAGCCCTTGCTGTGAGAGAGAGGATCGCAAAGCTCTCCGATTCCTACGGCCCCGTGATGACGGGCAAGACGATCGCGCCCAAGGCGCCAAGTGCAACAGGCCAAACCCCAGTCAAACCGGCGTTGTCGCCAACCGCTCAAGCCCGGCAAGCGAAGCTTGAGGCCGCGGCCAGCGCACCGCCAGACCTCTCACACGTAGGTTCCACGCAGCCGCTGTCAGAGCCGACCGAAGATCAAATCCTCTCCATGTCGGACGAGGAGATCGCGAAGCTCCCGGCGTCGACGCGGAACAAATGGATGGGCATCACCGCCTAATCCAGAAAGCGCAACACTAAAATGGCAGCCACAGACTTTGGCGCGCTCTCAGAAGCGCGCGTCAGAATGTGGAGCTCTGACCTTTGGCAAGCCGGACGAGACAAGTCGTTCTGGTTCTCCAACGGGTTCATGGGCTCCAACAGTGCCGACATGAACAAGCCGATCCAGCGCGTCACCGAGCTTTCGAAGACCCAACGCGGGACCGAATGCGTCATGCAACTGATCCTCGACATGCAAGGTGACGGCGTCGTCGGCGACAATCAGTTGGACGGTCAGGAAGAAGCGATGGTCAACGACACACAGACCATCCGCATCGACATGATTCGTCACGGCGTGAAGAGTCGCGGACAAATGAGTGAACAGGCTCAGTGGGCCCATTGAGGCGTGAGCTTCAATTGAAAATCGCGTGAATTGCTGGAACATCTGTCATTTATCCGTATAATGATTGAATGACAGACAATCAGCAGCCAAGCTCTGAGAATAGACTCTGTACGAGGTGTGGTCAGTCGAAACCTGCGGATGAATTCGCTCTCGTGGACAGCGTGCAGGACACGAAGGCGGGCGTCCCAAAGGCCGAGAGGCGCCGGTATCGACGGCACGTTTGCAGCGAATGTTTTCACAAGCATTCGAACAGCTACTACGCCAGAAACAAAGAGCGCATCCTGAAGCGCGTGGCCGCATATAGACGGGCCCATCCCGAAAGTTATCGGGTGGACTCAAAAATGCGGGCAAGGCGCTACAGGGAGATGGTCATCCAAGCCTATGGCGGACCACGATGCGCATGTTGCGGTGAGACGCACGTCTCTATGCTCACCCTCGACCACATCAACGGCGGGGGCATACGGCACAGGACGGCGATTGCCAACGAACGGGGATGGAAGAACAAGGTGGGCGGGGTTAGCTTTTACCGCCACCTCATTTGCCTAGGCTTCCCTCCGGGGTACCAAGTGCTCTGCTTCAACTGCAATTACAGCAAGCACCTGCTCGGCGTCTGCGCTCACCAACTCAGAGAAGGTTCGACGGTCATCCCCTCGGGGAGTAGGAGCGAGTGCTCCGAAGCGCGCGACAACTCTGCAAAAGAGTTGATGATATGACCTCACCTGCATGGTGACATGCAGCAGCCGATAAGGCGGGCGTGGCAATAACGAAGCCTCGCTGAAGATTAGTGACTGTTGTCCGCTTCCGCATCACCGGCAAGGAGAAGCTCTCCTTCTGGCTCGGCGACAAGATCGATGAGCTCGGCTTCCTCACGCTCTCCGGTCGCGCCTACACGCTCAAGACCAACGGCGCCACGCGGAGCGCGTCACAGCTTCCAAGCTTGACGTTCGCCGCCGACGTCGCCGCAGCCTCGACGAACCGCATTCTTTTCGCGGGCTCGGCGACGGCTGAAAACAACGTGACGGCGTCCGACAAAATGAGTTGGACGGCGATCGTTAGGGCGAAAGCCTTGGCGAGCAGAAAGAAGGTCCGGCCCATCCGCGAGGGTGGCAAGGACTATTACGCGATGATCATGTCGACCGAGCAGCGGCGTGATCTTCGTTTGGACCCCACCTTCCAGACGATCGCCAAAGCCGCCGATCAGCGCGGCAAGAACAACCTCTTGTTCACAGGGGCGGACGCCGTCGTTGAGGGCGTAATTTTATACGAGCATAATAAAGTCTTCAACACGCTCGGGCTCTTGTCCGGCTCCAAATGGGGCGCTGCGTCCACCGTCGATGGTGCCCAGGCGCTCTTGTTTGGCGCCAACGCCATGGGCTTCGCCCAGATCGGAAACGTCTTCATGAACGAGTCCGATAAGACGGACTACAAGAATCGTCCCGGCTTAGGCGTCGGGCGCATCCTTGGTTTGCTCAAACCTCAGTTCAAGTCGATCGAAGATTCGCTGGCCCGTGAGGACTTCGGCGTGATCTCCGTGAAGACCGCGGCTGCGGCGTAAGGAGGGATGCAAACATGACCAGACGCATCAACTTCAAAGTCCAACTCCAGGATGCACAGGGGCAGGCAATCGTCACGTCAGGCGGCGTGGCAATGGTCTGCGTGAACGGCTCCCCGCTCAAGCATACGATCTACTCGGATGCCGAAGGCACAGCCGCGTCGAACCCGAAAGCTCTGACGCGCGGGATGATCGAATTGTGGGTGCTGCAATCGGCCATGACCAACGACATGGTCGACTTGTACATCCAGTGCCCGGGCGGCCAGTTCCTGGTTGCGCGAAACCTCAAACAATCCGGACCGAACGAGCTCACCGTCGACACGGACCGGGCAATCCATCAGTACGTCATCCCGTACCACATCACCGACTATCCGGCGGCTGTGGAGACGGACACGGGCTTCGACGTTCCGGCGGCGAATACCGCGATCGTGCTTCCCGATGCTCAGGGCGGCACCATTCGCGTTACCGTCGTCGATGCGACCGAAACCCTCGACGTCGGCACCGCGACTGCGGAAACCGGCGATCCTGACGGCTTCATGTCGGCCGTGGCGCTCACGACGCTCGGGATTGTCGCCGACGATGGCGCATTGCTCGGCACGCTCGCCGGGCACATCGCAGACGGCAAGTCCATCGTGATGACGAGCACCGCCGGTTCCGACACCGGCCAGGGCTATGTCTACCTGACGGTCGAGTTGTTCAACTAAGCATCGCCTGAAACGTGGCATGCGGGCTCGGTCGAAAGGTCGGGCCCGCATCCCCTTACCTGAAACCCCAATCTGGAGAATGCAATGGCCAAGGCCGAAGCGAACACGCCGTCCGAACCCATGTGGAAGGTGATCGACAAGAACACGAAGATGGGCGAGCCGGCGCGCTTCCACGACTGCGTCGTCGACGGCCGCATCGTCTCCTACGGCTTCGAGGCCAACAAAGGCACCGAGATGCTGGAAGCGCACGCGCGCAAGTTCGTGCCGAACGAGTCGTTCGAAGTGACCGACGATACCGGGCGCATCGTCACGGCATCGATCCCCGTGCTCAAGGGCTTCTCCGCCGACCGCGAGTCGATCCTCGAGGACGACGAGTGTGTCGCGAAATTCGACGAGTTGACGGTCGACGCGCTTTACGAGCGCGCGGCTCCACTGCCCGGCGGCGAGAAGATCAAGAAGAACGCGAAGAAGGACGACCTGATCGACTTCCTGCTCACCGCGCGCGCGGCAAAGCTCGCGCAATTGCGTCCGAAGGCGCTCAGCGAAGACGGCGACGGCAACAAGGACGAGTTCTCCCGCGGCGAGCTCGACAACATCATGCCGCCGAGCAACCTCTCCGGACTGATCTAGGCCAGCCATGCCGCACTCGACGGCGGGATCGTCCATCTACACGGTCAAGGAGTTGTGCGACCGCGCGCTGCGCAAGATCGGCGCGTTCTCGATCCGCGACGACGCGGCCGACCAGGACGATCTGAAGGAGATGATGTATTGGGCCGACATGCTGGTCGCGCACAACGCGGGCAAGCAGCGGGCGTTCTGGCTCGTGGCTGACGTCGAGATCACGCTCGCCGATGATGATGCCGATTACGTGCTCGCCGAGGAACT